TGATCTTCGTCGTCGTGCAAGAAACCCTTTACATAGATATACGGAGCCTTTACCTTATCCCAATAATATCTTTGTTTGTCGTCTTCGCAATCATCTTTAGAGAAGATTTTCTTAGCAAGAGTCACAACACCTATGCTATTAAAAAAACCCTTACCGTGATTATCATTGAGCTTTTTTAATTCAGATATGTCTGCGCCCTCTACGCTAAGCATTTCTCCTTGCGTATCTCTTAATTGAGAGCCGGCGCACATATCAATTTCTAGAGGTTTCTTTGCCATACTATTTTATATAGTAACATATAGCAGATTAAAACCTCTCACGCTTACTAAATATAGGTTTTAATTAAGGTTTATCTGTATATTTTGTAATCTTCTTCGCTGGCTTTATCAGAAATAATGCTCTCGTCGCCTATTGCTTTTTTTAAAGATGTAAATTCTTCTGTATTTTTAATTTTTGCTAGAGCGCTTTTTTCTGTTTTTTTAACTGTCTCAACCGAGATACAATTAAGGGCGGCTATCTCCACGTCAGCAAGAGGTTTATCCGGTGCATATTCTTCTGCGTATTTAAAAAAACAATAATTAGCTAATTGATGGTTTATTGCCCAAGGGCAGCCAGGTAAACTGGCCTCTTCTTCTTCAGAAAGCTCTTTTCCAGCTGTTCTTATAGCCTTTAATCTTAAAACCGCTAAATGACACCAAGTATCAGGTGTTTCTTCTAGCTCCCTTGGGCATCTACAATCCATGTTACGCTGTCTCGCTTTGTTTAGAAGGCGCTCTAATACCTAAAAGCTCTACTGTGTGCGTTACGCCATTTAATTTAACGTCAATTTTAGCTCCCACTTTTTTTCCAAGAAGACCAGAAACAAGCTCTGGCACTCCAGCTTCAGATAATTTAATACGAGATCTAAAAATACTATTTTCCATGTTTTCTGTGACAGTTGTAAGGATAACCGTGCTATCTTCTTCAACTTGTTCTGCCACAAGCAGATTTGTTTCAGCATCTTCTTTATCTGAAGCATCATTAAAATCTTTTAATCTAAGAGAATCTACCTCTGTAGTAAGTGCCGCAACGTCTAATTGAGCCACCTTTTGAATAGCCAGAATTTTATACTGCAATTCGTTAATTACCTTAAGAGCATTATTCATGTCTCTTTGAATCTCTTTTTGATTTTCAAGCATTTTTTGAGATAGCATCTGATTTAATCTCACTGCCATCTGTGCATTTTTTAACTCAGACTCAATAGTCTTAAGTTTTTCTTTCTTAGAGGTTTGTGCTTGCTGTCTAAATCCGTTCATTTTCTTGTCTCCTTGTCTTTAAGTCTTTCGCAAAATAATTTTAATATTTTTACTTCCTCTCCACTAAATGAAGCAGGGGTATCATTGCCAAACAATTTATCTAACTCTACATTAAGAAATTGTCTTATGGATTTTTCTACGTCATCATAAACTGGACTTTTAATCTTTATTATCTTTTTTGACAAGATATCATTTATAGCATTAGCTTTCTCTAGTTTAAGCTGCTGAGAAGTTTTAGGTTCGTTTGAAGATACTTTCTCTAAGGTATCTATTTCTTCTAGCGCTTTAGGTTCAGGTGGTGCAATAGATGGTAATGTTTTCTTTACAAAGCCGTATTTTTCTGCCATATTGTAATATAGATTTCTTGCCTTTATAAATTGTAGTTTGGTTAGAGGTTCATTGTTTTCTACGCAACGACGCCAATGTTCTTCAACATTAGGATCATACATGAGTATTCTCTCTACGCCGACAGATTCTTCAATCTCCCTTAGAGCCTGTATGTCTTCTTCTTTTATAAGAGACCTTCTCTCGTAAACGAAAGGCCATATGAACGCCTCTCCATAGTAAGATCTATCTAAAAATATGTCTTTGAAGGCGGCAGTAGATATGATATCTATCATTTCTGCTAGAAAATCATCAGAAGATTGATCTTTAGGCGGAGCAGACATATGGATGATCTCAAACCCCTTCTCCTTGTAAAGGGAAGCTAAGGTTGTTTTACCAGTTCTATCTAGACCTTCACATATAACAAGCATACAACTCCTTATTAGATATCATATGTATTTATACCTTTGTATTATTTTTGGGTTACAGAAAAAGAGGCTTTAGTTTAAGCGATATATCAGTAACTTGATCGCTGTTTGCTACCTTAAGTCTATAAAGAACTTTAACTATAGAAAATATAGCGTTGTAGTCTTCGCTAGATATTATCTGTCCATTATATGTCTTAAAAAAAACGTTATTTGAATTATTCTTCACTGAGTCTGTTTATAGGATTTGCAGTGACTCTACCAGCTATGTTGCTAGCTTTACTAGCTCCATATTGCTGAGCTATCTCCTTAAGAGATTCGCCGTGCCTTATTGCGTCAGATGCAGCTTTCGCATTAGCCTGCTTAACTTCAAGTTCGTGCGCTTCTTGCTCTCTTGAGTTTTTAGCATTGGCATGTTCAGCCTGCTGTTGCTTCATTTGAGCTTCCATCTCTTGCTGCTGCTGCTGAGCCTTCATCTGCTCTTCTTGCTGCTTCTTTTGTTCCTTAGCATTGTCCATGGTTATCAACAGTTGCTGCCACGCTAAGAACGCCTGATCACCAGGTATATATTGAAGCTCTCTTCTTTTTGAAGCGCCCTTATCGCCTAAGAATTTCTCTCTTATTTCGCCCCTGGTCATATTTTTTTCAACTAGCGCCCAAAAGGCGGAGTTCATAGGAACGTCAGCAATATGCTCAGAAATTTTGTCTTTCTGCGCTTGCTGAAGAAGATCGTTCATGGATTTCCATACAGACATTTCTGCCTGCATCTGAGCTATTTCGTTTTGCGGAGTCTCATCAGTGAGGCCCGTAAACACAAATTTATATTTATCGCCAAGCGTTTTATCTATAGCAGGAATAATGTCGCAGTTTATGAGATCTTCAACGAACATCAATATAGGCATTAAGCCTCTTTCGCGAGAATAATTGATCTTGTATTCGTTGTTTGCTTGCTGCATGGGAGATCTACCGGATGCAGTTATGAGATAATCAAGTCCTAATTCGGTAGGATCTATTTGGAATTGAGCGCAAAGTATCCGCATGAGATGGTTATTGAAATTTATGTATTCCATCTCTCTAGAACTAGCAGACAAAGGCACCCATTGTACTTCATCCAAACCAGCAACTATTGGAGTTCGCCATGAATGCTGGGTACCAGATATCGAATTATAAAAACTTCTTCTAAAATTAGCTAACTGCTGCTGAGTAACCGTACCCTTAAGGTGTAGGACGCCTCTTGCGGCGTAACCATGGGTAAAAAAATTAGCGTTATAATTTTCTACGTTTAAGTGATTTGTAACGTTAATTATAGCTAACTCAAGAGGACTATAACAATACCCCTGGGAATCTGTAAAATTTTGGGGATTGAAGAGTTTGAAGACCATGTCTTCATCACCGAAGGTAGCCAGCGGACGGTTATCGTAAGAAACTTGAACGTATTTATGGTATTTTATATCAGACTCATTTACCTTTTGTTCATTCGCGGGATCATTGTCGCTTTTAGGCTTTAAGAGCTGCTTCATTTGATCAGAGCCAGCCTTAACTTGAGCTTTAGATAATTTTTTATTTATAAGATAAACAGATTCTGCCGGAATAGGCCTAAATCGATGCAGGCCACCACCCCTTGTTTTAACTTTTTCAACAGCTACATGGCCAAAAGTTAGTGCGTCTCTACCCACTAACTTGAGAAACTCCCCAAACAACATCTTGTCGTCACCTGGAGTATTTTCTCTTCTTCCGCAATTATAAATGAAGTCCTCTATTGCGGCTATTTCTTCTCTTTCCTCTTCTGTATAGTGCGAAAGAGAATCTTTCTTAATAACTCTAAAACCCATTTCTAATCTTTTGTGTTCTGGTCTAGAAAATCTCAGCATAGTGTCGACACGACACTGTATTATCGCAGAGACAAGCCAGTCTCTTACAGAGACTTCTTTAAGGGTTTTGTTTGATATTCTAGTTAATTTATGTTTAAAATTAACTTGAGTTCCTTGAAGATCAAAATAAGGATCATCTACGATGGCCTTTCGCCCTATTTGATCAGAAGCATCGTGACTTTTTTCTGGAGAATCCGGCAAAGAATCGCCGCTTGTCGGCGCACTAGGTGGCGCAACGCCATCTGCCTTCAACAGATCGTTTATCTCTCCTTGTATTCTGCCCCTTAACCAATCATCCCAAAATGCCATACCAATATTATACCTTTGAGTTACTTAAAAGCTCCAAAGGAATCCTCCGTCCCCTCCAGAGGAAG